CCAATCACAAAGGAGTGTTCATCATAAAAATTCAATTGATATGTTTTAAACGATGAGTTATCCTTTAGTTCTATAGACTTTACATCATATCTTGTTGATACATTGAAGAACCAATTATTTGCCTTATTAGTCTCCAAATCTCTACCCAGAGACTTTATTTTTATTGGGTAATTTTTATTTTGAGATCTGGTTAATCCAAAATCAACATCAGATAGAACACCAGTGATGTAAAATTTTACGAGACCAGAATCTGTATCAGAATACGCAAACTCATTTTGCCTGATATCAGTTGCTGATGGAATGGGCTGATCAATTCCGGTGCAATCCAGAAACTGGTTCAGGGTTTTTGAACCGTACTGAAGAATTAACTCAGTTCCATTTTCAAGATAAACTATCAATTCACCAGAATTTGCAAATCCTGCTGTTGAATCGACATCAATCGTCGTTGAGCTTGGAACAAATACTCCAGTATCCGAAACAATGTCTGTAATTGATGTGACTACTTTAGTTTTTGGAGTAATTTTAAAAGATCCAAAAACATCCCTCAAATTTTCTCCATCATTGTAGTCGAGACTTAATTGATAATACTCCTTCTCCCCACGAAGTAATCTCTCTACCTTAGTCACTACACCATTCACATTGTCCTGAAAAACGGTGTTGTTCAGAACATCTTCAATATTTCCACTAATGGGTTCAACTACCAACTCCGTGGTAATTCTATATTCGGCAAAAGATGGAATAATCAGATAATCTCTTGGCTTTATGATTTCAACATCCTTTCCATAAAGAGCACGGAAAAGAATTTCAAAAGAATTATCAGTTCCTTTTGAAGAATAGAAATCCTTCGATTGTTTTACAAATAACCCTTCATTTAATTCACTATAAAGAGTTTTGTCTTCAAATCCTGGTGATACTTGAGTTTTTAGTTTAATAAAGAACTCTTGTAAGAAAAGAACACTTAAGTTTTTAACCGTTGTTCCTTGAGTATGGGATTTGACCCGAGAAGATGAGAATTCTAACTCATCAGTTTGGAATTGTTTATTGAGAGAGGTTATTCCACTGAATCCCCTTATACAACCATCAAATGTTGTTGAGGTTTTGGATGTGTATGTAATGATTTCAGAATCAATCTGAATGAGACCATACCTATCTGGGAACCCCGCAGTTGAATCTACATTGATTGTAGAATCAAAGATATCAACACCAGAACTTAATGTAGTCTCTGTAATCAGATTTGATAGAGTATCTACTTTTACATACTCATTCAACTTCTGAATCAAATCATATGGAGAACCTTGATTTTCTAATGACAAATAATATTGACTAAGAAATTCTGATACTAATGGAAACTCAGACTTAACAAAATCTGGAAGTTGATTTTGGACGATGGATCCGATTTTAACCTTTGTTTCTGTCATTTTATATTCTTACAAGGTCTCCGTTTGAATAACTTGATGTTACCGTATATGTTGATCCAGATATGTCAGATCCGGAAGAAATTACATCAGATACTATATTTACCACACTATTTCCAACGTCTAATTGAAGATACAAATCCTGAAGACCAATCACATCATTTGACTTGGGAACAGATGAAATCTCAATCACAGAGTCATTTAATTTTTGTTTTGATGTTCCGGTGATATTCACTGGATATAAAATTATCTCACCTTTCTCATAATCAATTGTTCCAACATTATTTTTTACAACAATTGAATTTTGAGTTGATGTAATTCTGAAGAAGAATAAGGTTCCTGTTTTGGAATCTGAATTTGGAATATCAGATAGGTATAACGTATATGGAATTCCACTCACAGTAAATCCAGAAGATTTTATATTGTATCCTTTTGTATTTTTGATGTGAAATGAATTTCCGAAACAAATTTCATAATCTGCAAATTGATTAATCGCTGGATTCAAATCTCTTCTCATTGAGATAGTCGTAATGTTTGAAGTGATTGATCTGTGACTATCATCAATAATTTTCAAGAACTTACTGTACTTAAATCTAGCTCCATATCTGTTTAATTCTGCAGAATCTGAATATGAATTCAAATTCTGGTCAATAATAGACTTGACGGTATTTGGTTGTGAAGACTTATTTACGTCATAATATGCTGTTGTATTGTATTCAATATACAAATACTTCAGATCAATAATCTCTGGAACAATTCCAGCTACACTGTACTTTCTCAGACTTCTCTTTAGATTCTGTTTTATCTGGTGAGATACATATGATCCATTGATCGGTTTGATGGAGATAAAAACCTTTCCAAACTGTGGAGGATTTAGATCCTCTCCACCAAAAACAGAAATTGATTCTGTATCTGGATAAATTGTAGGAATAAGAGTTTCGTAATCAGTTGATGTTACAGCTCTGTTTTGAGATGAGTATATCCTAGGGGCATATTTTTTAATTGATTCAATTGACTCAATGTTTTGTCCTCCACGAGATGGAGTATTGGTAGTTAATAAAGAAATGCTTGAATTGACTACTCGGTTTAGGTTATCAACTATTCTCCCATTATATGAAAAGGATGACACTCCATTTGCATCTTCTCCATTGGTCGTGATGTAGGAAACTTCAATATAATTATTGTTCTCAAGTTTTTTACCAAAAACACCATCACCAAATATCAGTTCATATCTTTGATCTTCTATCTCTTGAATAAAGAATACTCTTGACGATGAAGTTACCTCAATCAAACTTGTAGATAACTTGTAATCGGACTTTACGGTGCTAGCCTGAGTATTTCTAACTGATACTGAAATTGAATTGATGTCAATGTTTGGGTTATCTAAGATAAATCTTTGAAACTGATTACTAGAATCAACAGTAAAAGTTTTAACTAGAAAAGAACCTTCATATACATCAATGTTCTCAAATAATGTAAGACCATTAACGACTGGTCTAGTAATGTCTTCTGGAATGGTAAAGGAATAACTTTGATTTGCAAATCTGGATGACGAAGTGCAGACGGTCCCCTTCTTAAGGGTTAAAGTAAGTGGATTTATTGTCAGATTAGATGTATCTACAAAGAATGATATATTAGCTCTTGAGGAGGTTCTTGATCTTGGAACATAACCAATGTTTCTAGCTAAAGAAACCACATTTTCTCTCAACGTAGCACTATCAATAAACACCTCATTGCTAATCATATTAGCGTTATATGAGGTTATGTAAGTATTATATGCAAGAACGTCAATTATGGCTGATAGGTTTGACCCTTCAAAGTCATAATCGGTAAAATTTGAATTTGATCTAAGATAATCTTTAATAGATGTCTTTATTTGATCAAAATCTAGATTTGTAAAATTTACTAGTGCCATTTATCTTACTGGCTGCAGTGCAAACGTTAACTGTTGTGGTAAAACATCAATCCCAATAATATAATATTCAATAGTTACATTGAATTCGTTGTCATCATAGTTAGGAGAGACATTAACCGATTTTAAATCCACTCTTGGTTCATAGTTATTGATGGTATTTTCAATTTCATCTTTAATTACGGATGCGGTAATCTCATCCATATTCTCAAAAAGGCTTCTGGAGACCTGAGAACCCAAATTTGGATTAAAAAATCTTTCTCCAGGAGCCGTTAATACCAAATTTCTGATAGAACGAGCAATTGCCGTCTCATTTTTAAGACCAATCAGGTCATCATTTAGGGGATTAACCTTAAATGACATACTAATATCTCTGAAACCCCGACTTAGCCGCTCTACAGGCATAAAAATATAGTAATTCTGTCTTATTTATTCACCCATACAAAGGTTCTGTTCCATATTCCCAGTCGTCATAATCATTATCATTGCGAATTTTTGAATGCAATTCGTTTTGAATGTGAAAATCATGCTTTTTGGGTGTAAGATCGTCATTTTCGATCTCACGAAGCATTCTTTGATTGGTTGGAACTGATTGATAATCTGTAATCAGACAAGAAGTACCCCACATTTCACGCATATAATCACGATTTCGGTCAGGATTTGGACTTTGTGCCATCTGTTTGCTCCAATAAGAGAAAAACAGAACTTTTTACGGGGTTTCTATCCCGATTTTGATGTAACTATTTACCATCTGCATAAAAAAACACCTTTGAAAAACTCAAAGATGTTGAAAAAATCTTATTTTCCTTGTCCCCGATAACGCTTTTTCCTACCATTACGAGAAGTTGGTGAAAGAAGAGTTCGAGCAGACCGTCCTTGACGTGTCTTCTTAGGTGCTCCAGGTTCAAAAACCATTTTATTGTTCATTGCCATAGTCTTTCTCCTAATTTTATATCAAATAATACGGGTTTTTTCGTGTCCAACACGAATACGAGGATCACACCAAATATCAAATCCTCGATCTTTAGCATCTAAACAGAAGGAAACATCTTCTCCACACATATCCTGAACTGCTCCAGATTCAAATACTTGCATCTTTGGAGCAAACCAAGGATACTCAAGATTTTCAAAGACTCCTTTCTTAATCAGTACCCAACCAAATCCAGTATAATCAACAGTAAATGGTTTCCTACGCTTACTAATACTCTCTACAGTCTCATGATTCATCACTCCACCATTATTTCGGAAGTCATCTTCTTCCAACCAATGAGCTACTGATGTTGTGTGTCCATCTTCAGTAGCATACCATCCAGCAACAACCTCTTTTTCTTCACCTTCTTCGTTCAGTGCAAGATCACAAAGTTGCCAGAACTTGTTTGTATCAAATACAATATCACTATCAATCCAGAGTTGATAATCATATTGAAGTCTTCCATCCCAGGGAATTTGTTTTGGTCCACGAAGAACATTTGCTCCCAATACTTTACAACGAGCAAAGTTCACCATGGAACTATAGTCTTGAGAAATCTGAATGTTCATTCCATTCTGTACCATATCAAAGCACAGTTGAACAAAGTTCTTCAGAAAGATATAAGAACACCCACGACCTGGAAGACAAAATACAAGACTCTTGCCCCTCATTCGTTCTTTAATTGCATCATAATTCCATTCAGGACTTGATGATGTAGGTGTTTTTGCTTTAACGGTAAATCCACGTGCCA